CGGCATTGCCGAGCTGGTCGAAGGCAACCGAGAGTTTCCAGGCACGCGCAGGGCTGGCGATGATCGACCAGGCCATGCGCAGCGTGGCGAACAGCCCGGCGACCAGGCACAGCAAAAACAGACCGGCCAGAATGGCGCGTTCTTTCATGGTGGCTTTCCTTGTGGGTCAGAAACGAAAACGCCCCGGGTGGCGGGGCGTTTAGGTGGCGGGAGCGATCAGGCCGGCGCGCCTTGCAGGTTGCTCGGCAGCTCAGCCCACTGCACCGGTTCGGTCAGAATCTCCACTGATCGCCCCTCGGCCAGCAGTCCGGCAGCTTCCAGCGCTTGCACGCCGCCAGCGGTCGCCGGGTCGGTCAGGTCGATGAACTCGGCCGCATCGACGTCCTTTTGATAGGTGCGGATCGCGGCGGCCTGGCTGCGCGCCTCCATCGTGGCTGACGGGTCGTCGAGGCCCGCCAGCTCGATGGCGATTTTTTCCGACTGCGTGAAGCGGGAGCGGAAAGCGGCGCGGGTTATGATCGTGCCGAAGCCAGTGATTTCAGGCGCGACGTAAGGCACGCCAGCTGACTCGATGCGATGCGTTACACTGCCGTGAATCAAATTTAGTTCTTGGGCGCTCATTTGATCGGCCTCGCGCTGTACTTGAGTTTCGTTGCCTTGGCTTCCGGCAGCGTGACGTATAGCTGCAGCGACTCCCGGCAAAGAAATTGTGATTCGTTCGTGCCTAGAAGTGTTCCGCTTTCTGGCGCTGCGTTTCCGTAAATGCGGAGGTTAAAACTGGAGGCCCCGTTAGTGGTGCTCCCGTTAAGAATCTCCTCCCCATCCACAATCAAGCGTGCCGAAATGGTTCCTAGCGGCCCTGTACTGGACGCCTGTAGTGCAAAGGCTGAGACAGCAAACTTGCCAGTAAGTGAAAGCGCCAGCTGCTCGGTGGTCTGCAGTGCAAGGGATATCACCTGCTCGGACAAGAAGCGCCCCGGCTGCGGCGCCAGCTCAATCAGGCCGCCACCGCCGCCACCGAGCCCCGCCTTTAGTGAAATAGGCATGCGTTAAACCTCCCAGCCAGCGCCGTTCCAGACGACGATGACCTCTGCGTTAATGTCCAGATAAAAGCCCGTGTCGGTGATCCCGTTATGGGTAATCGTCTCGCCCGCCGCGCCCTCGACACTGATCAGCACCTGCTCGACGGCTTGCGCCTTCGTGAAGCGCAGCGCGTCGCCGACGGCCAGGCCAGCGGTCGCCGGCAAGGTCACCGGGGCATTGCTTGTCAGGTGGTAGGCGTAGCCAGCCTTGGCCGCCAGGGGCGTGCTGCTGGCCTTGAATTGGGCGTTGGTCTGGTAGGGGAATCGCCAGCCGAGGCCGGTCGCGGCCTTGTAGGGCACCTGCCCCTGCAGTGCGTTGGCGGCCATCTGCAGAAAGTTGTCGCTCACCCACTTGCGAGACGCGAGCACGACCGATGGGTCTGTTTTCAGCGTCACGGCGCTGGTCGCCGAGACCAGGATCACCATGCGAATGGTCTTGGTCTCGTCGCTGCCCTGGCTCTGCACGGGCTTGTACTGCTCGGCGTGGTTGCCGACGTAAATCAGGTCGCCGTCCGCGTCGTAGAGACCCAACTCGCGAACGGTCCAGCCGCCCACCTCGGCCGGCACGATCAACTCGGCAACCAGCCATTGCGGGTTGTCCTGGTGCTGATAGAGCTGATTCAGCGGCGCGCGATAAACCTCGCGCTTTAGCACCGTGTCGCCGGCCTTCGGCAGCACTGGGGCGCCGCCACCATCACCGATGGCCATGTGCGTGATCTGCACGGCCTGGTTAGTGGCTTGCGCATAGGCCTGTTTCGAGAGGCCGATCGTAGTCGGCAGCGAGTAAATCTGATCGGTTTCGGTCATTGCGGGTATACCGTCGTGGTCGAGATCTCGACGAGGCCGAGGCCGTAATACAACCGGCCGTGCACTTCACTGTCGGGCTCTTTGTAGGGGTAAACGGTCGTCTCGCTGCCAGTGCTGACGGCGGCGCCGTAGTAGATCCGGCCATGCACCTCGCTGACGATGTTGAGCATCAGCAGGTCGCGCTCCGACTTTGCGGCTTCCAGTCGGCCGAGCAGCCGGGTATGGTCGGCTTCGTCAAAGGCGCCGAGGGCCCGGGCCACGATTCGCAGCGAATACGGCGCATCCGCCGGGGTCGAGCGATACCAGGGCACAACCTCGACCAGCAGCCCCATGGATTCGACCGCCAGGCGCAAGGCCCTGCGCGTGCCAGCCTGGCGCTTCACCGCCCAGGCGCTCGCCACCGTGGCGCGCTTCTGGCTTTCCGGCGCGGTCGACAGCCATTCGCTGACCCCGCGATCGGCGGCCAGGTAGGGCAGAAACTCGGCCGGGGTGGCCTGCGGATCCATCAGCTCGGGGAATGGCGGCTCGATGCGCTCGAGCAGCTTGGCGAAAGCCAGGTCGAGGCCGGTTTCGAGCAGCGAGGCGTTGGCCGGTAGCAGGCTCACCGGCTGCGGTTCGGCGGCATCGGTCATAGTGTCCGCACCTCGATCTCGATGCCCTCGCAATAGGGCGCCTGGTGAGCGCCGCACTCGATCGGGGCCAGCGGCTCGAGCAGCTGCAGGCGCTCCGCTCCTGCAGCGTGCAGCTCGTAATCGATGCGGCTAGGGTCCACATAGCCACCCAGGCGATGCCGCTCGGTGGCGTAGGTCTGCAGGGCATCCTCGGCTTGGGCTTGCGTCAGCAGCGCATCGGGGCCGGTGTTGATGTAAACCACCGCGCGGATCCGGTACCGCACAATTTCGGCACCTTGCACGGTGACTAGGTCCGTCTCCGGGCCCACGTCTTCGCGCGCAAAGTGGGCGCGCTCTGCAGCGAGCAGCGCCTCGGATGGCGTGCCGTCACCCTCACGGGCCAGCACAGTGACCGCCACCTCGCCCGGCGCGGTGCGGCGGCCGTTGGCATCCTTCACCTGCGCGGCGAAGCCGTCGGGGGCGAAGGTGTAGGTGACGACCAGCTGGCCGGCGGCATTCGACTCGACCGTGACCTGCGCGCGCTCGCCCAGGGTCATGGCCTCGCGGCGGTACTGCAGGCGCGAGCCGGCGGCCGGCGCGTGCGGGGCGAGGTAGTAGCGCACCCGCAGATCCTCGTCGCCCTCGAGCAACGGATCGACCGGCGGGAAGGCGTTCGGGTCGCCCTCGTCGATGACGCGGCGCTCGAGACCGAGATCGGCCGCGCGGGCGTCGAGGTTCGAGCCCTCGGCCCACCATGCCAGCATCTGCTTGATGCGGGCGTTGTATTTGCGCTCGTGGCCCTGCAGGCGCAGCGTGAAGGCCTGCAGCATCATGGCCAGCAGGTCGCTGTCGTTCTCCAGCGCCACGGCCAGGCGCGCGGCCTTCTCGGGGTCGCGGGCCTGCACATAGGCCAGCACCTCGGCCTTGAACTCGGCGAGCAGCGTCTCGAAGGTTTCGACCTTGACGATCTCGGGCTCGGCCAGCTGGTTGAGCCCCGGTATAAGCATGCTCACGTGACCACCTCAAACGTCATTTTTCGGTTGTGCCAGGTACCGGCCAGGCGCAGCCGCAGGCCGGCGCCCTCGCGGGTGGCGACGATCGCCTCCGGCACGAACTCGCCGATGCCGTTCGCCTCGTTGTAAAAGGCCTCGGCCGCGTCGGCCTGCGCGAGGATCAGCAGGCGATCGCCGAGGTTCTTGCCCAGCCGGGTGGGCAGGCGACAGCCGTACAGCGGGCGCTTCTGGCGGGTGCCGAGCGGGGTCGTCAGGGCGCGGGTCGCGCGCTGCACGAAGGCGGGCCAGTCGTCGACGGTGGCGCCGGTGTCGCGGTCGATGCCGATCATGCTGGTACCCCGCCGATGCTCGGGCCGCCCGAGTTCAGGTGCTTGTGATCCTTGCCGATGTTCTTGCCGTCGTGGTCGACGAGCGGGCCGACCAGGTGTACGCCGCTGGCATCGATGCGGATGCCGGAGCCATTGCTCAGCAGCTCGATGCCGTCGCGGTCGTGTTTGATCGTGGTCGGGCCGTTTTCCCAGGCCTGCGCGTGGGCGGCGTGGTCATAGGTGCTTTCGGCGCCGTCGGGATAGGTGCGCCGGTGCAGCTCGCCGCGATCGGAGACCGGCGGGAAGGCGCCCGAGGGAATGCCCGTCAGGGCCACGCTCTGCGCGCTGCCGTCACCGGCGCCGAAGTTGATCAGCAGGCATTGCTCGCCCGCGCTCGGGTGGCGCGTCTCGCTGACCTCGCCGGCGCTGGGGTTGAAGTAGCGGATCCACGGCGACAGCAGCTCGCCATGACTCACCCGGCAGCGCCCGGCCGCCGGATCCACGGCGGCCACGGTGCCGATGCGGTTGTGATTCTCGGCGCGGCGGCGCAGGTCTTCGATTTCCGTCTCGAGTTCGGCCAGACGCTCGATCAGCGGCGCCAGGTGGACCCGCAGAATGGCGTCGAACATCGTTACACCTCGAGCGGTTGGTAGTTCGCCGGATCGTCAGGATCCACCCGCCAGGTGAAGGCCACGAGCGGGGCGGTGTTGAGGGTCGGCTCGGGCTCGACCTCGCCGATCGCCAGGCGCTGCCGGAAGGTGACGCCCCAGGCGTCGTATCCGTCGGCGCCGCGCTGGAATATCGAGGGGCCGCTGTGCAGATCCTCGGGGTAGTTGCACTGGCGCCCGTGGAAGCCCCAACGGTTGCAGTCGGCCAGCCGCTCGAGGGCGGTCGCAAGGTTGATCGCCTCGAGGTTGGCGTACTTGCGCCACCGGGCCACGACCGCGTGCAGGGTGACGGTGACGTCGTGCACGTAGCGCCCGTCGTTGTGCCGGGTGGCCGGGGTGGTGCGCTCGAGCTCGATCAGCACGGTGGCATCGCCGACCTTGCCGTCGAACTCCTCGTAATTGGCCACGCTGACGCCCAGCCCAGCAGCGTGGACGGCATCACCGATGGCGAAGAACAGGTCGGACAGCTGATTAAGCGGCCTCGAGGACATAACGGGCCTCCTGCTCGAACAGTTCCATGAATCGATTGTTGGCGCGGCGCTCCCAGCGCTCGAGGGCGCCGAGGCCTTCGCCTTCCCAATCCTCGGTCACCTTCTCGATCGGCAGGCGCTCGCGGCCCTTGCGACGGAAAACCAGGCGCTGCGTCGATCGCATCGGTGATATGAAGGCGGCGTCGTATTGGCGATGACCGACCGCGACGCCGGTCGGGGTCTGCTTGGGCGTGCCCAGGTAATGCACGCTGATCGGTTGCAGACCGACCCACAGCTTCACCTCCTTGGCGGTGGATCGGCTATGGATCTGGTAACGGTGGCGAAGTGGGCTCTGCGTGATGCGCAGCTCGCGGGAGATCTCCCGCGAACTGTGCGTGCGCAGCCACAGCGCCGTTTTGCGCAAGGCGCGGGCGGCGGCCAGGTCGAGGCGGCGCGGCATATCGGCGATGGCCTTGTCGACCGACGCCCAGCCGTCCACCTCGAAGTTCAGCTCGAAGCCTGCCATCTGCCCCGCTCCCCTGCAGGTGCTGCTCGGTTGCCATACGGCACGAGGGTTAACAGCGAGCGCAGGCGGCCGAGCGGCTCGACGCTGCCGACGGAATACTCGACCCCGTCGACGACGATCTTCGCCGTCCGGTCCTGCGGTACCGCCGCGGTGGCCATCTGCAGCAGCACCTGGTCGGGTTTCACCCGCAGGTTTGCCGCGTTCGGATCCACGCCCGAGCGGTACTGCCGACCCGAGCGGGCCGGCGCTCCCAGCATGCCGTTGACCGTGCGCGCCTCCCGCCCCGGCTCGATCACCTGCACGGTGCAGCCGAACTCGTCGGGGTCGTAGAGCGCGTCGAGGTCGTCGGCGCCGATCACTTCTTGCCGGCCTTGGCGTCGGTGGCGGGCGGCTCAGCGGCTGCAGCCTTGGCCTTTTCCAGCTCTGCCACTTCGGCGGTCAGTGCGTCGCGGCGCTTGCCGAACTCCTCGAGGTCGCTTTCCAGCGCCTTGAGATCACCGGCCAGTTCGTTCTTGCGATCCTGCAGGCGCTCGATTTCGGCCTCGAGGGCGGTGCGTTGCTCGTCCAGGTCGTCGAGGCCGTCGTCGCCCTGCTCGGCGCGATAGGCGGCGACCTCCTCGTCGGTGGCGTCGCGGGCCAGCTTCGAGCCGATCCAGTCATTGCGCAGCGCGCGGTCGACCTCGAGCGTGGTTTCGGCGGGTACAAACTCGCCGTGCACGCTCAGGCCGAGCAGCGTCACCACGATGTAACTCGTGGGCAGTTGCTTGCTCATGCGGTTGGTTCCTTGTGATGCGGTCAAAATCGGGGGCCGGAGCCCCCTACCTGCCCGCTTTCAGGTTCGGTTAGCCTGCTGCCTTGTTGGCGATGCAGAAGGCCTCTTTGCGGCGGATGCCGGCGTCGACGTCTTGGAATACGCGCAGCATCAGGCCGTCGCTGCCTGCCAGCGCATACGGGTCGGGCTTGAGGTCCAGCACGCCCCACATGCCGAGGATCATCTGCGAGAAGTCGCCATAGGCCCACTTGTCGGCCGGCATCTGGTTGGTCGCCTCGGCGTGGTAGCCGTTGACCTCGTTATCCTTGCCCCACAGACGCTCGCCGGTACCGGCGAAGACTTCCTTCTTCTTGGCCTGGCCGCGCTGGGTGACGCTGGTCAGGTAGGCCAGCGAGCCGCTGTCGACGTTGAAGGTCGCCGCGCTGCTTTCCATGTTGACGACCGTATCCCAATCGATCCCGGTGCTCGGGAAGTTGATGGTCGGAACGCCGGCCATGTTCAGCAGGCCGAGGATCTGGTTATCGACGCCGGTGCCGGTCAGCAGCGCCAGGTCGATGGCCACGCCGATGCCGTCGACCAGGTCGCCGATGATCAGTGACTCGATCGAGCGGCTGGCCTGCTTGCGCAGCTTGCGGGTGACCGGGATCGCGCCGGCGATGGTCTTCGGCGACAGCGGGATGGTGGTCAGGTCGAAGTCGCTCGGGGTGACGTTCTCACCCTCGCCCAGCCAGTAGAAGTTGCTGCCGTTGAGCTTCTTCGGAATGTCCAGGTCGCCCACCAGGCCGCCCAGCATGCGCATGCCCAGCTTGGCCATCACGGTGCGGTTGCGCAGGATGTCGACGAACTGGTCGAGGCGCAGGTCGGTGGCCACCAGCTCGCCACCCTTGCCGGCTTCGGTCTTGTTCATGCCGCGCTTGTAGCCCTCGAGCAGCAAGTCGTGCGGCACGTAGAAGCCGCGCGCTTCCTTCTTGAGGTGGTCGCCCAGGGCGATGCTGACCTCGCGCTCGAGGCCCGCCTTGCTCCAGTCGTTCTCGGCGTAGGCGTTCATGGCGCGCATCAGCGAGTATTCGCCGACTTCCTTCTCGCTCAGGCCCATGCCGCGCGCCGATACGTCCTGCGTGAACTTCGGCAGCTCACGGGCGCCAGGCTTGGCCGGTGGGGTGCTGGTCGCGACAGGCTTGTGACGCTCGAGCAGCTGCGCGCGCAACTGGTCAACCGAGTGACCGGCGGTGATGGCTTCGGATGCCAGCGCGCGGTGCGCCGGGAACTGCTCGCCGAGGGCCAGCAGGTCGGCCACGCGCTGACGCTCGAGGGTGACCGGGTCGGTGCCGTTGGTGGTGGTAGCGGTCGGGTTGGTGCGCTGACCGTCGTTCGGATCGTTCGGCTGGGGCATTTCGATACCTCGAATGGTGATGGTGTGTATGGGTGTTTCAGGGGCGGAACGCCCTACCCCGACGGTCGGGTCGGCGGGCACGGAAACGCTGGAAACCTCGTAAGGCTCCCAGCGGGTGACGCGGTAGTGATCGAGGCCGTTTTCGCTGCGCTCGAGGACCATTTCGACGGGGATGTAGCCGACGGAAATGTTCCGGCGGATGCCGTCGATCACGTCCTGCCAGATCTCCTCGGCGCGCTCGCTGCGCGAGAAACGGATCCGCGCGCGCAGCTTGCGATCGCTGTCGAGCCAGGCCTCGTCGACGACGCCGATCTGCCCGCTCCAGCTGTTGTGCTGCAGCAGGAAGGGGGCGCCGGCGCGCAAGCGGGTCAGGTCGACCGACTCCTCCGAGTGGTCGAGCACTTCCATGCCGAACCACCGGCGCACCGGGTATTCGCTGGAAACGGCGACCTCGACGGTGCGGGCCTCTTTATCGATGGTCGACAGATCGACGGCGAGCGAGCGCTGCAGCTGCTGGCCCTCGATCTGCCGCAGGACGGGCGGCAGGGCGCCGCTATTCGTCGTCGGTGCCGTCGGGTTTGGCATCGTCGGTTTCCTCGGTTGGTTGGGGTTCAGCGAGCAGACCCAGCTCGCGCAGGCGCTCGGCCTCGTCGGCCAGCTCGGCGAAAATCTCGTCGGGGTCGTCGCCATTGGCGCGGATATACGAGCTGCGCGATTTGGTGCGGTTGCTGATCGACTCGGTGGCCGCCTTGCTGTCTTTCAGCGGGTCGACCCAATCCCAGCCGCGTGGCTGCCAGACTTGCTCGCTGCAGCGGGCCAGATCCCGGGGCGGGATCTTCAAGGCGCCCTTGAGCAGGGCGCACTCGAACCAGGTTTCGCCGAGGCGCTCGAGCAGCTCGCTGATAACCAGCTCCTGCACGCACTTGTAGAAGTCGCGCTCGTCGAGCGTGCCGTCGCGCAGGCTCGAGAAGCTCACGCCCTCGAGGTCGTTGGAAAGCCGGTTGTAGCTCGGCCCCAGGCCACCGGCGGCGCTGCGCAGGGTGTCTTTGACGAAGGGGGCGAAGTCGCTCCCGGGCGTGTTGTGGTTGAGCTCGCGGTACTTGTAGCCGTAGGGCAGCGCCCGGGCGGTACCGGCCTCGACTTCCTCGTAGATCGCACCGACGTCGTCTTCGTCATCGTTGGGCGGGTCGAGCCATTCGGCGTCGGGCTCATAGAAGCCGGTGATCTTGGCCGCATGCTCGGCCTTGATCCGCGTCGCCTGGCGAAACTCCTCGAGGTGGTGCAGATCCAGCGCGGCGGCATGGGTCCAGGTGAAGCCGCGCACCTGGTGCGGGCGCCACGGGTCGAGGCTATGGATCAGCTCGTCGGCCGGGATCCGCTCGTACTTCTCCTCGACCGGGCCGTGATAGACGTCGCCGGGGTGGTACTTGAGCAGCCAGTAGGCGACCGGGCGCTCCCAGGCGTCGAGCTCGACGCCCATGCGGATGCGGTTGCCGTTGTCGAGCTCCTGGTTAAGGTTGAGATCCAGCCGATCGGCCTCGAGGATCTGCACCGCGAAGCCCCAACGGTTCGGCCAGTTGCGCAGCAGGCGCACGAGCACCTCGCCGTCGCGGGCCAGGGTCTCGATCCAAAGCCAGGAAAACGTCACAAAGCTGTAGCGGCCGGTGACGTCGAAAACGCCCTTGCGGCAGAACTTGGTCCACTCCTTCTCGATCAGCCGGCGGGTGACGCGGTCGGGCTTGCCATCAGCGAGCACGGCCTTGGATTGCAGGCGGATGCCGTAGGGGCCGATGACGTTCTGCCGGAGCAGGCGATAGAAGCGCTTGAGCGGCGAGGCGTTGATCGACTGCTCGCGGGCGCGCTGCCGCAGCGTCTCGTGGTCGCCGTAGATCAGCTGGTTGGCATCGGCGCCACTCGAGCGGCGCGACCAGGCCTTCGTCAGCCCGCCACCGCCGGCCATCTTGAAGCCACGACGACCGACGGTCGGCTCCCGCCGTGCGGTGCTGGCATCAGCGGCAGGCGTGCGCCCACCACCCCAGCCCAAGCGCGCCAGGGCGCGGCGTAGCGGGTTCATAGGCTCACCTCAGAATTAATTTCACCGGGCGGCCGAGCGGCCACCGGCGGTTGCGCTCGCGGGCCGCCTCGCGGCGGTACTGCAGGCGCAGCTCGTTGAGTCGCTCGATCGGGATCCGGTCAAGGCGCTGGCCGTCGATCTCGTAGCTCTGTTGATCCTTGGGGATCCGCTTCTCTAGCGCGGCTTCGATCAGGGCGAGCATGCGCTGCGCGTGGCTGCGCACGTCGCTCGGCTCGGCCGTGGCGAGGTTCGGGTCGACCTGCAGCGTGCCCTTGGCCACCGTCAGGCGCTCGTCGCCCTTGGCGGCCAGCG